CTCTCATGCCACGAATACTCAAGCTGCCACGGCCTCTGCGTCGTTTAGTGCCTCGACCACGACCATTACATACGCAGGGGCGGGGCCGCAGATTGGCTGGACGCTTCTCAATGGTGTTGAGCAGATGTATGTGGAATCAACATCAGGCACGACAGTCGTACTCAGGCGTGGCGTAAATGGCTCCACGGCCACGGTAATCGCTTCGGGGTCTATATTCAGCCGCCGTGAATATCCCTCGCCTGTGCGTGAGGCTGTGCTGATTCAGGCGGGGCGATTATTCCGACGTGCCAAAGGTGGCTTCGGTCAGGAGATGGGATTACCCGAAGCTGGTGAACTCGTACCCATGATTCCCAACGGGATAGACAGCGACGTTAGACAGATGCTCGGCCCGTTCAAGCGAAGGTACATGGGCAAATGACCACCGGCTCGTCGGGCGTATCAATAGAACTCATCGGGATGAAGGAACTCTTGCGTGATTTGAAAGACCCCAAATTCGCTACGAGGGCAGCGGTGCGCGCGCTGGATAAGGCGGCGGCTAAGACGATGGAACTCGCCGTGAAACGTGCGCCACGCGACAGGGGGCATTTACAAGACAGCATCACGATAGATCGCCGTGGTGAATTCGCCCGCGCTGTTGGTTCAGGCCAGCCCTACGCCAAGCCGGTTGAGTTTGGTAGTCGCCCACACTGGCCTCCTATATCAGCGTTGCAACCCTGGGCGCGTCGGCATGGATTTCCTGCCGGTCGCAAGGGGGCCATGATTGTCGGCGCGGCGATAGCCCGTGGTGGCGGTAAGGCTGAGAGCGGTCAGCCCTTCTTGAACCCTGCGCTGGACGATGTTGAGAACAATGAGTGGCCTCGCATTCGGCGCGAGTTTTGGGAAGAAATGGCACAGGCGTTCAAGAAGGGTGGCACTCGATGACCACCACGACCGATGTGTATACAGGGCTGAAAACTGCCCTTGAAAACGGCATCTCCGATCTGCGGATATACCCGCGCCAGCCTGATGTAATAAACGAGTTACCAGGCGGGATGCTCGTACCGGCTACGGCCAACCCGAACATCACCTTCGGCGGCACGACCACCGTGTATACGGTTGACCTGATTATCTACGTGGCTTCTGCTGATACCGAGGAGGCGTGGGAGAAGGCGCAAAACTATTTCGACAACAGCGGGGGCAATAGTGTTGACGCTGCTATTGCGGCAGACAGTACGCTTGGTGGCGCAGTACAAGGTGCGTTCGTGCGTCAAGGTCAGACCGCAACCCGTGGCGTTGTTGGTGCTGGTGATTTTGCCGTAGCTGAATTCACTATCGAGTATGTGAGGTAGAACGTGGCTGATCTAAATATTCTCAAAGGTGGCAATCCTGCTGTCTATGCCCACGGCGCAAATCTTGGGCAGGACGGTCGTGCAGGTCATCCAAACCTGTCGAAAGATACCGTGGATGCAGTCACGTTCAACGATGGTGGCCATTCTAACAAGCATGGACTGGAAAGCGTATCGTTCGATTGGACAGGGCTGTACACCGCATCAGCGGGCCGTTCCTACAACGTGGTGAAGGATATGTTCGGCGACAGCACAGGGAACGCTTCGGCAAGAGTTGTTTCTTACTACCCCGAAGGCTCGGTGATTCGCGATAAGCAAGGTATCGGGCTGGACAAAGTGACGGCGTTCAGCGTTACGCAGGATGGCGGCCCCGGCGACCTGCTGGAACTCAGCGCAGGATTCGACCAGAGCGGCACGTCCGACTTCATCACCGGGGTTATCGGCACAACCTACACGGCGAACACAACGAGCGCAGCGGCGACGATGGGGCCATCATCTACGGCTGGCGGGCGATATTATCTCCACATTCTGAATGCCTCAATGTCTGGTGGCAACGAGGAATTCGACTTTCTCATTCAACATGCGTCGGCTACTAATCAGACATACGTCACGGCTACCGGCGCATCGCTTACGGTCGCCAGCGCGCAATCGAATGGCACAGTATTTACTTCGTCCGGGCAACTTCGGGCGTTTGTACGGGTAGTGGTAACACGCGATGCAAGTTCAGGCTCGGTTGAGTTTGTGCTTGGGGCGTACAGGGTCTAAAGGAGGCTCAATATGGCTGCGGGAGCAGTAGTTCTCAAAGGGTCGGCAGCGGAGATTGCCTTCGTAAACTCGGTTGCTACGGCCACAACCAATCTCACTTCGCTGTGGGTTAGCGGACACCCCGGTGTTTCGTATGACACCGTGGACGTTGTAGCGATGGGCGACGCAGGACACCGGAACAGGCAGGGCTTGGAGACAGCCGATTTAAGTTTCAGTTTCCTCTACTCATCGGGGGCGGTGGAGTCGTACAGCGTGATGGCATCTCTATATGCCGCAGCGTCGGCGCGCAACATCGTTTACTCGCCAGATGGTACGTCCAGCGGAAGCCCGAAGTGGCTCATCCCTGCGCGACTGTTTGAGATGAGTTTTGATGGCTCGCCGGGTGACGTGCAGACGGTCAACGTGACATTCCAGATTGATGGAACTTCAACGCTGACCGCATACTAATCCCCTTATTTCAGGGCAAAAGTGGGTGGTGGCCCTGTGCCAGTCTCCCGGTACGGCGATTTCAGTCGGTGAGTCGCCCGCCACCCACACAACCGACAGACCTATTGAGGGAGAAGAAAATGGCAAAGGCCAAAGATGGATACAAGCCGCTGTTCGGGTTCAGGCAACTACCGCTGGACGCTGACCGTTTTGCTCTGGATGAGCCGGGCTGGGTGCAGATACCAACACGCATCACGGTGGGCATGACGCAGCGGATGGGCAAGTTAGATGAAACGGATGCGACTGGCTTCATGCGGCTGATTGTGAAGGGCTGGGCAATAAAGGCTGACGGTATCGGATTGCCTTATAACGATGAGGGTTTCGATTCTCTGCCGATTGACATCGTTACGTACATCACAGAAGAAACCAATACCCCTTTAGAAGCGGCGGCGGCCACGACTTCGCAGAGCGGCTGAGGGTAGCGCAAAAAAAAGCATCAATATCCTCGGACAACTTACCCGCAGACCATGACGATTATGCAGTCATCTACGAGGCCAATATAATCCAGGTGGCCTTAGAGATGGGCCAAACGCCAGAATGGATAAAAGAGAACATGAGCCAGGAAGATTTCGACAACATTCTTGGATGGTGGTCGTACCAGGCTGGCGAACAGAAGAAGGCGATGGCAGCAGCAAAAACAAATAGCGGGGCGGCTAGAGAAAGGCCCAGGCCGCGCACGATGGGTGATGCGTAATGGCTGATCGTCGCCTAGAAGTAATCCTCTCTCTGAAAGATAAATTCAGCAAGGGGCTTGCGAATTCGCAATCCAAGCTGGAAAAATTCAGCGGCACAGCGAAGAAGGCTGGGATAGCAATCACGGCTGTGGGCGTTGCCGGTGCAGCCGTCCTCGGCAAGTTCATCGCCTCATCCAAAGAGCAAGAGATTGGTATAAACAGGCTCAACCAATCTTTGATTAATGTCGGCACGTCTTACGCTGCCAACGAAGCGCAGATCGAAAAGAACATCGATGCTATCCAGCGCAAGACCAATTTCGGTGACGAGGTGCAGCGTGATGCGTTGCAGAAGTTGGTTACCATCGGCGGCAAGTGGGAAGGCTCATTGGATGCCCTTGCAGTAACGACCGATGTGGCTGCTGGAGCGAACATAGACCTCAACGCAGCGGCCTTGTTGGTAGGTAAGGCCATCGCTGGCGAAACGTCCTCTCTGAGTCGATATGGCATCGTGATAGAGAAGGGCGCAACACAGACCGAACTCATGGCCGCGCTCACTAAGCAGTTCGGTGGCGCAGCCGAAGCCGCCTCCGACCCTATTACTCAGATGAAGAACCGCCTCGGCGATACTGCCCAGGTCATCGGCGACCAACTGCTGCCATTCATAGATGCGGTCGCTATCCAGATTGAGAAGATGGCTGACTTCGTGAACAACCTCAACCCATCGCTGGTGAAGTGGACAGCGATTGCGGCTGGAGTTGCCGTTGCGCTGGCTCTTATCATCGGCCCCATGCTGCTGATGATTGGTTTTCTGCCGTTACTAATTACTCAATTCGTGGCACTTGGCTTTGCTATGTCTGCCGCTTTACTTGGTATCCCAATCTTGATCGCTGCCATTGTCGCCGGTGCAATCTTGATGATGAAGAACTGGGACTCCGTCAAGCGTGTAACTGAAACCGTTATCAATTTTATTCTTGGTTTGCTTTCCGATTACATCAACGCTTACATCAAGGTCGCCAATGCCATACTTTCCGTCGGGGATGCGGTCGCAAAATTGTTTGGCGGGTCGATTGAGCCTATCGAAGAAGTTAACTTCGCCATCGACATTACAGGCGAGAAGATTCGGGGAGTTGCCGCCACAGCAGAAGACAGAATGGCAGCGATTGATAGGGCCGTACTTTCTGCTTCTCATTCGTTCGATGATCTTGGGGATGAGATTGAGGAAACTGCCGAGCGGACTGTGGTCGCAACGGCAAAAATGGGCAAGTCATTACAGGATTTCAAAAACCTGAGCAACTTCATCGCTGTCGATACAGCGAGGATACAGGTTGAGAACGCGCAAAAAGCAGCCGACGAACTGGCAGAAATAAATGCGGCCATCCTTGCCGACCGGGTTGAGATGAGCGCAAAAATGAATGCCCTTGAAGAAGATAATGCTGTCCACTCTAAAGCAACGAATATATATCGAGGCGACCTGACCAAAGAACGCATCGACCGAGAGATGGCCGACGAAGAAGAAGCGGCTCAGGACAAGGTAATCCTTGAGGCAAATACCTTAAAGCGCATCGCTGATTTGCAGGGGGTCGTGAATGAACGTGCCGAGGCGTTTCTGGCAAGCCTGATACCCACAATCGAAACTCGCTCAGGGTCTGAACAATCGCTGGTCGCCAAGCTTGCAGCAGCCAACCAGGAACGACTTGCCCGTATCGAAGAAATACAGAAACAGTTGGCAGTGGGTGACTTCGGTGGTGGGAACCGTCAAGCGATACTGGAAGCAGAACTCGCCACCTTGATGGGTCAGAGAAGCGTGTCGGCTGACCTGGGCGGGGTGCTTGCCAGCGGTGCGCTACCGGGCTTCGGTGGTGCGCCGCTACCCATTGAGAAAGTTGTGGCGGGCGGTATTGCCTCGCATATCACAGTAGTCGCCCCCAACCTCACAGACCTGAACAACCTGAACACCGTTGCCGTTGTCAGCGAAGTAGAGGCCATGCGTGTATCTGACCAATCGCTCTCAGGTTTGAACGTCGCACGGGCGAGCAACTTCTAATGATTCCGGGACTGCCGCCGCTACGAGTAATCGCACGCACAGAACTAACTGCTGACACAGCGAACGTCACGTTCTCAGGAATAAATACGCTCGTGGCTGCGCTGCCTTTTACGGCTCGGCATTTAGTCCTCACGATCAATGCTCGGAGTACGCGATCTGCGGCTACTGATACTCCCCTTATTCGGTTCAATGACAATGATACTGGCTATAATTTCCAAAGACTAACAGGGGCCAGTAGCACTGACGACGCAGCGCGCACTTCAGGGACAACCTGGTGGTTTCTTCCCGATGTTCCAGCGGCGAGTGCTGGTGCGGGTGTATTCGGCGGCGGCTCGCTGATTATTCCTCACGCATTCAACACGGCGAATCACAAGGCGGGATTATTTGTCGGTGGCGCGGCTGAGGCTTCAGTTGCAGCTAATGTTGGTAGGTGGGCGAATATAGCCGCTATCGCAAGCATCCTGATAGATCAGGCAAACGGGCCAAATTGGTTGGATGGTTCTGTCTTTGAACTCGCCGTGATCGATGAGGATTATGCGGTAGAAGAACAAGTGCTAGCCGCTGATGGAACATTCACCTTTTCTGATCTGGATGACCTGGTGCAAGAAGGTGATCTGGTTGCGGTTGGATATGTTCGCTCAACCACCTCTACTACGAATGGCGCATTTTTCTGTCGCGTGAACGGGGATGATACCGGGGGAAATTACGTTCGCCAGTATATTCGCGGGTCTGGTACAACTGTGTCAGCCGCCGTATCAGAGGACAGGCGCGTGGGCCGTATTTCTGGAAATACCGCTGCCACCAATGCGTTTTCGCCTTTTCTTACTTCCGTTTCAGCCTTCGGCAAAGGGGTTAACGACCCGCACATTCTGACCTACTCAGGGCATCACGGGGCTGCCAATGTTTCCGGGGTTGAGATAGACAGCACTCGCAGGGATAATGCTGAGGCAGTTACATCGTTGCAATTTGTTCCTGAAGCAGATGCCTTCCTCGCCGGGTCGATGATGAGCCTTTACCATGCCCCGAAGCTGCTGGTGGATTATGTGGAATTGGAGAGCGATGCTTCCAGCGTAGTTTTCGCCGATATACCCCAGGGGTACGAAGACCTTCGTGTCTCGTATTACGCTCGGACAGATCGTGACGCTGATGTAGATTCTGTTACCTCCGAATATAACCTCGACACCACGGCTGCGAATTACGATAGGCAAGATATTCAGGGAATAAGTAGCAGTGCGTCCGCAACGCAAAGTGCAGCGAGTTCCCTGATAGGCCGTTGTCCCGCCAATACCGAAACGGCAAATGTGTTTGGTGGCGGCTCATTTCTTTTGCCGCAATATTCAAAAACAGACCGGCATAAGCACGCAATTTCGATCTCAGGTAATCCCGGAGATGATACCCCTGAGCTGATGTTGAATTCCGTGAGATGGGAGAACACAGCCGCAATTAACACCATCACGCTTTCCGGGAATTCAACTAACTGGAGAGCCGGTTCAATCTTCATGCTGGAAGCTATCGGGGGGATTGATTCAGAACTTCAAACTACGAAGGCTGAATACGTGGTGGAAGTGGACTGGGCCAACGACGGTAAGTTTGATGGCACAGGCGACGACGTTACGACGAGCGTGATGGCTGCTGAGTGGCAGCGTGGCCGTGGTTCGCCAGTCACGATCACGGCGTTGGCTCAGCCAGGCAAGGCGAGTGTCCTGCTGTTAGATCAGGCAGCGGAGTATTCACCCTTGAATACAGATGCAACCCTGTTCGGCAAATTGCTACCAGGTCGCCCAATACGCATTCGCACGAAGGCCCCGTTCCCTGTTACTGAGTGGCAGGGCAAGATAGACAGCATCCAGCACCGCCCTTCTGTCGATGGATACCACACTGCAATCATCACTGGCATCGGCCCGTTTGATGTAGTAGGAAAGGCCGAGGTCAATTCTCAGATCATCACCGGCACGAATACAGGCGGCATCGTCAATAATGTTTTGACTGAGGCTGGATGGGATGCAACAGCGCGGGAGATAGATACCGGGC